TGGGCGGCAAGCGGTCTTGAAAACCGTGATGACTGGGAAACCATGAGGGTTCGACTCCTTGGCCATCCGCCAAATTCTCTTTCTTGGTTCAGCTGTACATGCTAAAGGCGAAACCAGAAAAGGAGAACATCATGGCTGGATATACAGGCTTCAAAGATATGTTTGATGGGGGTGGGGCCGGACAATCTGGTGATCGCTTCCAAGGTGGAGGTGTGATCTCTGGTCTAGCCAATCTGCTGTTTAACCCTGCTGGTAGTAAGTCGGCTCAGCATCAGAACGCAATGGCACCTGTTCAAGCTGCATCACCTGCTGCTCAACAAGCCCAAGCTGCTATGGGGCGGATCGCTACCAATGCTGCAAAGACAGACACACCCCCAACCAATCAGCCGGGTCTGAAGCAAGCTGCTGCTGTAACTCGTGGTCGGGACACATCCATTCCTTTGGTTCAGGGTATGGCTCCACGTCCTGTTGCACGGGGCATGGCACCACAAGGCCCAGCGACTGTTCAGGCTCCAATCGGGAATGATCAGATGGCTGCTCTTCGTGAACAGATGAAAGCTGCTGGATTGCTAGGTGGTACAGGGCCAATGGCAGCTGTTCAGGGATATGACCCAATGGTTCCCGGATCTTCACCTGACTACAACAAGCCGCAGTTCGACGCTCTCATTCCTGGATCTGGTCCAGACTACAAGGGTCTTGGGTATGATCCTATGGTTCCGGGGTCTGCACCGAGCTACCGTCACAAATAATTATTGGCTGGGGAGGTAGGGTTCGAACCTACAACCTGCGGGTTCAAAGCCCGTCACTCTACCATTGAGCTACTCCCCAGCACGTAATTTGCCATCCACGAACTCCTGACTCCTGTCAGGCACCGATGGCACTCAGCTCAAGCTGAGGTAGACTCTTGGCCCAAAGAGGTGGGATCGAACCACCGACGCGCTGGTCTTCAACCAGCCGCTCTACCACTGAGCTACCTTCAGACGTCTTGGCACTGAGTAGTGGATTTGAACCACTCCGATAACGGATCACAACCGCATCTCCTAACCCGTAGGAACTCAGCAAAACTTTGGTCACTGGTGGGCTTCGAACCCACATAAGCCGCCTCCAACGGCGGATGCTCTACCAGTTGAGCTACAGCCCACTGTTTAGTTCTGGATGTTGGACTTGAACCAACGACACCTGCCTTATCGGGGCAGTGCTCTACCAACTGAGCTAATCCAAAACAAAACAGTGAATGGTGGTCCCGGCAGGACTCGAACCTGCAACCTTCCGCTTCGTAGGCGGACGCTCTATCCATTGAGCTACGGAACCTTTGGTCAGTGTGAGAGGTCTCGAACCTCCGATCTTCTGGTCCCAAACCAGATGACTTACCAACTAGCCTACACACTGATGTTGGTGCCGCCACGAGGGATCGAACCCCGGACATCCTCATTACAAGTGAGGCGCTCTTCCAGCTGAGCTATAGCGGCACGGTAGTAGGGGGAGGGACTTTATCATCATCTTCAGCTCACCCTGTAGAGGATGAGTACACGAACTCATCCGATTAGATCGGTTGATTTGGTCGCGTAAACTGATGAATAATATTGGTCATGGCGGACATGTAGATTGGGACTCAAACCACGTCAACAAAAAAGCGCCCCCGAAGAGACGCTTTTCTGAGATACGAGATCACCTCCATCTCAAAAGGGGCCAGAGCAGGCACCTTTATTATGCACGAGAAACGAACCCAGTTTCAATAGCTGCTACGTCCGCAGCAGTCCAAGGCAGTGTTGTTGCTGGATTAATTTTGAAGTCGGTGATTTGGTAGGCAAGTTCATAAGGCACGGGGTGAAGCTGGCTCATGTAATCAACTCCAGAGAGACGAACGATGTGCTCCAGATTTGCCGGAGAGTTCTTGCCCCGTGTGGTTGAGGAGATAGATACGAAATTAGAGATGTTCGACGCACCGGTGTAATCGGTCATCCCGACGGTTTGGAATTTGTCAGGAGCAATCGTGGTCATACCTGTCGTCGTGTCATCGTCCGAGAGCACACCCAGCAGACCCTGCCAATCGTCATAGTTGCCAGCAGCGTTTGGACGCAGCAGGTTGAGACGAGCGTTACGGGTATCTTCGTCTGCGACGATGATCTCGCTGTAGTGTTGGACCCCATTCAAACCACTAGCCAAAGCAGTACCAATCGAGAAGCGGCAAGCTGGGGCATAGTTGTTCGGGTTGGAGTTCAGAGCTGCACGCCCAGCGAGAGCACCATTCACATACAATTCAATCGAGACTTCCAGAGAAGAGGTCACGAGTTTGACGTCAGTGATGTTGGTCTTGCTGAAGGTGAACGGCAGAGTCGCATTGACGGATACACTGGTCGCACCATTGTAGACGGTGAGCGTTACAAAGGCACCGTAGTCAGACCCCTTCTTTGTGATTGTGAAGAGCAGGTTGCTTGCCAAATCATAGGCACGAATGAGAGTCTTACCACCACCGTACTCAACTGAAGTGAAGTAGGTACGGAAGTGGAACCAAGTCACAGTCCCTGTAGGGGGGACGAACTTCGGGCTGTTCAACGTCTCATCATTAGAAGCAGCAATCGTGTAAGGAACACGGGTAGGATCGTATGCCCCAAGCACGTTGCCTGCGACAGCCGTTGGAAAGTGAGAGATGTTGTTCGAGGCAAAGAGAATGTTAGGCATCAGGTTCTTCCTTTGGTTTAGTGGTAGGCGTCATAAAGGTGCAGATTGAGATCATCCACACCTATGGCATATGAGCTATTGTTGATAGAGGTTGTGCGAATGACGATCCCAATACGACGAGTACCGACAGGCAGAAGAGAAGACTCACTTTGACGAGGCTCCCAAACATCGGACTTCCGGAGATAAGGAGCAACCCGATCTAGGCTGTCACTTCCTAGGAAAGATCCAGTGTCATCAAAGAACTGAAGATAGGCTTCAATCCCATACCAAGTAGCAAATGATCCAAAATGTTTGACGTAGTACGTCAGGTTAGCCATCTTGTTATACTCATCAATGAGAACCCAGTGAGATGCTGGAATGTCGATGAGCTGGGTAAGGGTGTACTCTCCAGTTGTGTAAGGGGCAGCAACATACTTAGTTCCTGCTTTAGGTCCATCAGTTCGAACAGTGAATGACCGGTTGTCAGTAGTACCGTCACTCTGCAACCATCCAGTGAGACCATTCTCGAACTCATTATTCACAGGGACGATGGTCTCATTGAAGACGTAATACTCAACCATGTACGAGTCGCTTTCGTAGACGATCTGTTTAGTAGGCAAGCCTGAACCAGAGACAGTGTAGCCAGAAAAGCCCATCACATCATGACGATTATCAACCCACAGACCAGACATGACGCACTCGACCTTGGTCATCATGTCCTGACGGATGTCCACCCACAGACCAGTCGCCACAGCGATGTTCATGTTCATCAGGTTCTGCTGTTCATATTGGTTCAGACCAGTGATGCCAGCAAAGTCCATCTCCTGCATCCAGATAGGTTCGATGATACCAACTAGGATTGTATTCGAGGATGGGACTTCAACCATGCCCAAGAAGTTCACAGCTGTGACTGTGCAGCCAATCTCCATAGAGTCGAGATCAGAGTAGGTCAGAAGCTGACGTCCAGTCTCACCGGGAATGTCTACCCCATCAGCAGTCCACTGATAGAAGAAGTTCGGAGAAGGTGAAGAGTCCCAAGCACCTTGAGAACAGGTAAGGATTGAGGGGATCTTGTCAGAGCCAGTGACGACAGGAGGCTGAAGGTTGATAGGTGCATACCGTTCAATAGGCACAGCAATATCAGGCCCAAGGACACTGGTGTAGAGTTTCTCACCCTCCATAATCGAAGGGTTAATGTGGACGACATCGAGAGAACGAACTTTGAAGTCGTCTTGTGTGTGGGTCGGATCAGCCATGATGCTACTCTTCCTTTGGTTTAACGGAGAGAGCCTTCAACCGAGAACACAGCATCAGCAGATGCGACGATACGAATGTCTGGCATGTTGGCACGAGGTAGACGAACCAAGTTGGAAGAGATCACTGTGTACGAAGACTCGGTTGGTGTGAACCACTGGCCTAGATCATCTTGGACTTGAAACTGGATGTCCCCGCCTTTGGTGACACAGATGATGTTCAGATCTTCAGCGTGAGCACCCGCAGCATAGGCGATCACATCAAGATCAGCAGCTGTGTACCACTTGCGGACACAGACGTAGTTTGTTGTGCAGACTGACATTTATTGCTTTCCTTAGTGAGATCGCGTTATAGGCGAGATTAGATTTCGCTTTACCACATGAAAAGGTTCTCAGGCAATGCTGACACTCAAACAGGTGCAGGAGACCCTACCTGCAAACTACCGCAACAATATGACTCAGGATATGGTCAATCAGTTGAACGCTCTATCGAGTGATCCTGAAGAGGCTCGCTACATGCGTGACAACTTCCTGACCTTTGCTCAGGTGTTGCAGGAAGGTCGTTTCAAAGTAGGGGAATACGTCCGTGCTGTGATGTACGTGTCCCACAAGATTATGGGTCGATCCAACCTAGAGTCGTACAAGCTGACATTCCCAGATCGCTATGCAGATCAGGTACATGCAGGCAAAGCACCCAAGGATATTGCGTCACTGGTGACAGCCTACAACAAAGGCTTGCTGGTCACGAAGATCACAGAGCGTGCCATTGTTCCGACTTGGATCCTGAACCAAGACATGTTTCAGGCTGCGATCCAAACCCAGTACGAATTGATGACCGACGTGAGTGTTTCTGACAAGGTTCGGTCTGATGCTGCTAACTCGCTTCTCACTCACCTGAAGAAGCCAGAGGCACACAAAGCAGAGCTGAAGATCGACATTGCTGTGAACGACGGCATGGCAGCTCTTGAGAAGGAGCTAGTTGATATGAGCCGGATGCAACGCAACCTTATTGAACACAACCCTAATGTGTCGGCCAATGACATCGCTGGTCGCCCAATGAAGAATGTGAACTAATGTTGGACTCACCTGATTACGTCAAACCAAAGACAGTTGATGACTACCTCAATGAGGTAGACTTCATGATGCTCAACACTCATGCCGGGTACGTCCCTTCAGAGTTCTCGTTGAAATTTATGAACTTCATCAAGCTGGTAAACGGCGATGTGGGTGAGGATAACAAGACCCCGGTCATGCACCTTGCCATGCTTGATAAGCTGGCAGGGAAGCACCGCAAGATTGCGAACCTATGTGCTCGTGGTACTGCGAAGACCACTCTTTTCATGGAGTATCTGGTTCTGTATCTGGCGATGTTTAACCATCTGCCAAACTTCGGTGCAGTCACGGGTATGCTCTACATCTCGGACTCTATGGACAACGGTGTGAAATCGGCCCGGAACTCGATTGAGTTCCGGTACAACAACTCAGAGTTCCTCCAGTATTGGATCCCTGAGACACGCTTCACAGAGAACTACCTTGAGTTTGAGAACCGTAGTGGTGGGATGCTGGGCGTTAAGATGTTCGGTGCGAAGTCGGGTATTCGTGGTACGAAGATCTTCGGTAAACGTCCTGTGCTTGCTGTGATGGATGACTTGGTTTCTGATGCTGACTCGAAGTCAAAGACAGCAATGGAAGCAATTAAGGATACAATTTACTCAGGTGTCCAGTACGCTCTCGACCCTACACGTCAGAAGATGATCCTTAACGGGACACCCTTCAACAAAGAAGACATCGTATACTCAGCCATTGAGTCTGGTGCGTGGCACGTCAACGTGTGGCCCATCTGTGAGAAGTTCCCATGTAGCCGTGCTGATTTCCGTGGAGCTTGGGAGGATCGCTTCACATACGACTACGTGAAGGACCAATACGACTCTGCGATGCAGGAAGGTAAACTCAAGAACTTCCGTCAGGAGCTTATGCTTCGGATTTCGTCTGATGAGTCTCGTCTGGTTCAGGATGCTGAGATCCTCTGGCGTCCACGTTCAATCGTGCTCGCCAATAAGGAGAAGTACAACTTCTACATCACCACTGACTTTGCCACCTCATCAAAGCAGACAGCTGACTTCAGTGTGATCAGTGTGTGGGCTTATGACTGGGATGGTAAGTGGATTTGGGTGGATGGTGCTTGTGAGCGTCGTCAAATGAATGAGTCAATCGACCATCTCTTTGAGCTGGTTGAAGAGTATAAACCACAGGGTGTTGGCGTCGAAGTCTCTGGTCAGCAACAAGGTTTTATCTCTTGGCTCATGATGGAAATGAACCACCGGGATACCTACTTCAATCTGACAAGCATGAACGGTCAGCCGGGTATTCGTCCTGTGACGGATAAGCTGTCCCGCTTCAATATGGTTGTACCATTCTTCAAAGCGGGCTTGATTTCTTTCGCCCAAGAGTTGAAGACATCTAAGACAGTTGGTCACTTTATCGAGCAGATCTCTTTGGCAACAAAGGATGGCATCAAAGGTAAGGACGACTGCATCGACACAGTTTCCATGTTGCAGTACATGAACCCCTGGAAACCTTCCCCCGACATCGACAGTAAGGCACATGCGTTTGACGCACGGGCTAAACAGGTTTGGGGTAGCGATGTGTTCGCTCAGAATGATACAGACGACACAAGCTATGGATCATACGTGGTCTAAAACACTGAAATGGAGACCGTATGATCACGTTCACCGACTTTGCAAAACGACTGGCAACGGGGCAGCTGAAGAACACTGCCGCTGTTGAAGAAGCAAACATGGGTGAGATCGCCCCTGATTTTGTCCAGACTATCCTTGATCGAACCAATGAAGGACTGGTGGATTTGTCCACTCGTTTCGCATTGATCAACCGTGAGGTGGATCTGGTCTTCATTCCGGGACAGCACATCTATCAGCTGGATGATGCTGCATTGACCACTTATCTGGATAACTCCCAGACTGGTGATTTTGTGTCTAAAGACTTTGTGCGTATCCTTGATGTCTTTGACAAGGACGGCAAACCACATGCTCACGATACGCAGGGTCATATTATGACTCCGACGTACAACACGCTGCGGTTTAGTACATCCAAGATGAATGACATCGGTCCTCGTATTCGGATCCGCTACCAAGCGAAGCATCCGCATATTGATGAAGATGGTGTCATCACAATCCCACCAAATCTGGAGACTGCACTCCAGCTGTTTGTAGCTTCTCTGTACATCTCTCATATGGGTGGAGATGAGCACTCTAAAAAAGGTGATAGCTATTTTGGTGCATACCTGCGCCATATCGGTGAAGACGAAACACGGAACACTAGTTCAACCTCAGAGGTTGATGTGGATACACGCTTTGCGGATAGGGGCTTCGTCTAAATGACCGACAATGATCCCAACCTCTTCGTGGAGGTGTTCAACCAGCGGGCAGGGATCCTGACTTTCTTCGGGATGTTGGGCGGCTCTGTCCGTGCTGCTGTACTAAAGACTACATACCGAGAAGGTGTTCGTGTGGTATTCGTTGGCGGTGCTGTCGCTTTTGGCGTCGGTGTCCTTGGTCCAATGGTTATGCGTCCTTGGATTGGGGAACTCCCTGACGAGATGGCGGGTGCCTTGGGAACTCTAACAGCTGCTTCATTTTTGATTGGTCTTGTAGCCGTAACGCTAGTTGAGAGGTTCATCTCAGGACCAACAAAGAAACAAGGAGAAGCGTAATGCAGCTTCACATGCGTGTCGATAAGACTACCCGCAATGCGGATGATTTCCGTGTGCTGATGGCAGGAGCCATTGTCGCTATCATCATCATGCTGGTTCAGCCTTTGACTGTGAAGTTTTGGGACGGCTTTGTAGCTGGCCGTCCCTTTGTTACTGCAACTGTTGAAGTTGTTTTTGACGAGAGTTCTCAGTCAGTTAAGGTGCTATATGACGCTGATGCAAAGCAGGCCACAGATGCTATCTGGATTGGAACAATTCAGACTGAAGAAGGGGATCGGATTTTCACACGTCGAGGTACTGGTGCATACTCAACCAAAGTTGACAATCCAAGGTTGTGGTTATGGAGTGCTTTTTGGGACAATGAAAAAGGACTAGAAGACCCTGAAATCCCAAATGAAGCGTTTAAGATTTGTTTGCGCTATATTTCAACAGCTCGTCGTTCTGGCATTTTGGATGAAACCCCAGAAATGTGCTCTAATACGTTTTACCTAAAGGCTATTGACCAATGAAATTCTCGATCCGTGATCGTCAGATCCGTATGAACTCCATGGCGTACTTCGACGTTCCACTGACTTGTGACAACCAAGATGGACCGAAGACACGTCAAGCCTTTGAGCTTGCTCAGGAACTTTACGGGTTCAAGACTGTTGATGAATTGTTCGACCCATCAGGCATCACTCGGATCCACCTGCACTGGACAGCCTCCTCTTGGAATATCACCAGTGATGTCACACGTCATTACAACGACGTCTTCGGTCCTGATGGTCTCCACTTCCCCGGTGGTGCTCAACCGCAAGACCAAGCGATTTACTCAGTGGCTAAAAAAATTGGTGTGTCACACACTCTCGATGCCAATACTGGTGCTATTGGTCTGGCTGTCGCAGGTATGGCTGATGCTGTTCCTAACTGGTCCAAAGGGACTGTTGATGCTGGGACGTATCCTCTGAACTGGGTTCAGATTGATGCGATGCTCCAGAAGGCGATGGAATACTGCTACCGCTATGACATCAAGGTATCACCATGGACGGTGCTTACTCATGCTGAGATCCAGCCTACTTTGCTGATCCCTCAGAATGGTAAGTGGGATATTCGCTGGCTACCCCACAATCCGAAAACTCTTCTGAGTGCTCGTGCAGCAGGAGATATTCTCCGTGCTCGTCTGAAGGATATGTTTACGAAATGAAACTTTGGCTGTTCGTCATTGTTGTCACAGGGTTCTGTTCAGGTCTTTTTGGCCTGAACTACCTGTGGTCTGAACTGAGTATGATCAAAGAAGAGAAGCTCATCCTTGAGGCTCGTGCTGAAGCATATGAGATTAATGCTTCTTTGGTTCAGGAACAACTTGAGCTAGAGCGTAAAGTACGTGAAGCAGCTCAGGTTGCTCTCTCAGATCTCAAGAAAGTTGTGAGCCATGAAGAATATAATCAGCAAGTCCCTCCGGGTATCCAGCG